CCAACTCACACTCAACGAACTGTCGCATAGCTCGCCTTCTCCTTGTATCACTACAAGGTAGGGCGATCTTGCCGAACATCAGCGTAAGCTGACGTACAGCAAGAATTGCATCTATGCTAGGTTCGGTGAGCAACTCACCAGTGATTCGATCGAACACAAGATCGAGGAAACCTCCGAGGAATCGGGGGAGACCTCCTTTTCTCTGGAATCCAGAGAAAAGATGTCGATCTACACGCCCAAGGTCAAGACTTTTTTCGAAGTCTTTTCCAAAGGCGGGCAGGGTTATCGTCAAAAACGACAGCCCTTCGTGTTCGAACCGACCAAGGACTCTTTTGAAGTCCATGGTGGCGCTAGTGCAACATCGGTCAGCGGACTCGTCCGCGACCTTCTGCCAGAGCATCAGCAGGCTTTTCAGAACCCCTCCTTTCAATGAAAGAGGTTGATTCTCCTGGCCTGCGGCGCTGGGTCACATCAGCATATGTCGAAGAACACGGATAATCCGTGCTCGACGAACAGCTGATCCAATCCGAGGTAGAACATGTTGACGAGAGTAACGGCAGCCCATACGAAACGCCTACTGGCGATCCGTTGCGCAGCCATCTCTTGAGCAACACTGGATTCAGAATCTTTCAATCGATAAAGTAGATTGAAGTCTTCCGGATCCTCGATCAACCTCGGCTAGCTCTCACCGCCAAGAAGCTTGGTGATGAGGGCATCCGAAGTCGCCGTAAACGCGGCCTTAAAGCCCGCGTAGACGGCAGTCGCCTCGGAAACCGAGTAACCCGCAACCGGGACGTCGAAGACGATGTAGTTACTCATCGAAACCTTCGCGTTCTGGGCGGGGATAAACGGGTCCGAAGTGATCTTCGAATGGTCGATGCGAAGCACTCGTCGCGTCCTACGCCCGTAGGTGTGGGACGCTGAGAGCTTCACCAGGCCGTCAGCACTCTGGTACTCGGAATTGTTGACTCCGGTGGAAACCCGGGGCAACGAAATCGCCGTACCGGAGATGGTGACGGACTGGGGATCGGTGAACGCCACAGGCGTGCTCCTTTATGCGGCTTGCCCGCATCGATGGTGTTGACAGCAGTGTAAGACACACTGCCTGTCAGCGCTTAGAGATGCCAAGCGCTGCGAGGATGGACAGTTGGAACGGGGACAAACCGCCCCAATTCAGCCCAAATCCAAAGGGGTTAGCCTGCCGTCTCTTCTTCGTTTCAGTGATGAAGAAAACGGGAGCTGCCGAAACATTAGGGGCTTTAAGCCCCGGTTTCGTCAGACTATAGCTATCTTTCGTGATGGTATGTTCCATCACATAGCCATAGTGCATAACCAGACCGCTCATAGACCAGTCAGTAAGATTGGAAATAACATCTCCAGTATTACTGAACCAATCAACGGCCCAGCTCCAGGGAGCGAGATTCCAGAGGGTATCTGGCGTAAGTGATGTGCCCAGAAGTTTCCGGGCCTCTAGAGCATCACGAATCATCTTCGAGCGGTAGTCATTTCCGCGCGGAAGATAATAAGTGAATGCTCCGGAAAACCACCTACGTTGGATCGTCTCACGGATCCTAATCACGTCTCCCAAGGACGTCGCATAGAAATCGGTGTTATTGGGACCCCATGGAGGGGAACCAGTAGCCACCTTAGTCTCTGTGATCGTCCTCTGTGTTGGAAAGTGGTATCGACGACGAACAACCTTCCCAGCATCACGCTCATACTGTGCAAGCACAGCATCAGCATGTTGAACGGCATACGCGAATTTGCGTATGTCCGAAATGAGAGGTTGCCATCCGAATTGGAAATTGAGGTACTCATGACCAGCCTTTCGGGCTGCATGAGTCCTCTCCTTCCAAAACTGGGAACCTATGAGATGGGGTAACCCTTCTCGTAGTGTTTCTCCCAGAAAGACGGATGCGTCGGCCACTGAGTTGGTCGGCTTACATCTGGCTACTGCCGTAGCACCCGCAGCATCGAGAGCGGTATTACCGCTATCATTTGCTGGGGGGAACGGGGTAGGGCCAAATGTACTTGGAGCGACAGAATAGACAGGACCAACATAGTTGGTATTCCTGAAAATCTGAGGAGTGATAGTTGTCTTTTGGGACAACTTCACAACTGGACTCTTCGCAATAACGTACTGTTTTTGCGTATAGAAATCCCCGCCCAAGTCTCCCAACGATCCTCTCTTACGAGAGGCGAAGGGGTGACCGCTCGAGACAGTAACCTGTCTCCCGGACAACGTAGTGTCCAAAGCAGAATTAGAGAAGAAGTCAGTTCTGGTACCATTTTGATCAATGGACCAGAGCGTCCGTCTCCCGAAGGAGACGGGGACCCTTCTCTGTTTCTGTTTGGGCTTGTCGTCCAGCAACACAGCTCCTTTGGTAGAATACGTGTCGTTTAGACACGGGTGTCATGCACTGCGTCGCGGGCCGC